CTCCCCCATCGGCGGTGACTTTCGCCATGTTCCAGGCATTGGAAAAACGTGTTGCCAGCATCGAACGACTGCTGTATCAGGCCGGAATGGCCGCGACGAAAGGAGCTGATCCGTAATGGACATACGCGCAGGATTGAGGGGGTGGCTCCCGTGAGCGACGCGGTTCTGGTTGCCATGATCACGGGCGGCATCAGCATCGTGGGAACCATCATCACCGTGCTGGCGGCCAACAGACAGACCCTCGCGCAGATGGACAAGAAATCCGAACTGTCCGACATCCGGCTCGACGCGAAACTGGAGAAACACCAGGCCGTGACCGACACGAAGCTGGAGGAGCTGACACGCGAAGTCCGCAAGCACAACGACTTCGCAAGCCGGGTGCCGGTGATGGAGGAACAGATCCGGGTGGCTAACCACCGGATCGAGGATCTGGAAAGGATGGAGAAAAGAGCATGATTGACTGGAAGACGAAGCTCACGAGCCGGAAGTTCTGGGCGGCCATCGCTCAGTTTGTGACCATGCTGATCATCGCCTTCGGAGGCGAGCAGGAGACGGCCACAGAGGTGACCGCGCTGATCATGGCGGGGGCTGCCGTGGTGGCCTACATTATCGGCGAGGGCCTGATCGACGCGGCGAACGCCGGAAATGCGTGGGTGCTGGAGGAAGGGCAGGGGGAAGTCAAGCCTCCTGATGAGGCGAAAAACGAGGGTTAAAACCGGCTTTAATTGCCCGCCTATTGCCCACAAAAAAGCGTGAAATCCTTATAAATCAATGGGTGCGCTTTGACTACGAATCAAAAGGTCGTGGGTTCGAATCCCGCCGGGCTCATCCTGAAAGAATCCCGGGAATCCTTGAAAAACAAGGGTTCCCGGGATTTCTGCATTTTTGGGGTTGTTATGAAAAATTGATCTGAATTGCGGAAAAAAGTGATCTACTGCCCACACTATTGCCCACGTCAGGAAAGGCTGTCTGCGATGGCCTTCAGGTCGCTGGTGGTGGTTGATTGATATTTTGCTCTGGTGAAGGCGTAATCGGTGTGGCCCATGACGGCAGCTTTCGCTTTTTCGTCACCTGCAGCGGCCTTTAGTTTGTCGCTGTAGGTGTGGCGGGCGGAATAGGGGTCTTTCCCAGTAATGCCCAGGCGAGCCATGAGCGGCTGGAAGATGTGCTTGTTGAAATAGCCATCCGAGATCTCCTGCCCCTGGAGCTTTCCGTCAAGGCGGGGGAAAAGCATCTCGCCGGGCGTTTGCAACTGATCCAGTACGATGCCGAGGATCTGAGCGGGGACGGGGACGCGGCGATCCCGGCCCGCGTCTGTCTTGCTGCCGCCGGTCAGGATCCAGATGTCATCCACCTGGCGGAGATCTGTCTTTTTCAAGCGGAGGAACTCACCCGGACGGAAGCCGAGGAAGCACATGGACACGACATACTTTGCATAAGGTTCGGAAGGGATGGCATCGCGGATCCTGGCCAGCTCATCCTCTGTGATCGGCTCGCGCTGCTTCGATTCGCCGCCGCCGGTATAGAGATTGGCGGTGATGTCGCGCTGGATGTAATCCGCATCCAAGGCGTAGGCCCACAGCAGACGTGCGGTGACCTTCATCAGCTGATGGGTGCGTTTGCCCAGCTGGCAGGCGTCCATGCAATCCTGCAGGTCGCGGGCGGTGATCAGGTCAATGTAGGTGTGGTGGAGAGGTGCGAAGTGTTTGTATGCAGATTCGTAGCACTTCATCGTAGAAACCCCTACGCGGCCGCTGTAGCCCTTCTCCCATTCGGAGTACAATTGATCCATGGTTACACGCTGAGGCCTGTCAGAGGCTCTCATGAGCTCAACACAGGCGACTATGGCAGCGGCCTTGGTCGGAAAGCCGCCCTTGCGGCGTTTGATGGCAATGGGCTGTTTGCTGGGATCGTCCGGCAGGCGGTACCCGACGACCACCTGCGCTTCCCATGTCCGACCGCGCCTGTAAGCGCAGCCCTGTCCGTTACCGCGAGATTTGGTTCTTGTCATGGTTACTCCTCCTTTTTGTGTTCGACCAGCAACTCCATCGCAAGTGCCTGATATGATTCCTTTGCTTCCCTGTACGCCTTGACCAGCATCAGCTCCTCCGTTGTCAGGCTGGCAGCGGTGGGCGCTTCATCTGCCGACATGGTGTTCACGAAAGCCGGGAACAGCTCATAAGGGCGGACACCAAGCGCTATCGCAATCTTGGCCAGCGACTTCTGCGTTGGGTCATTGTCGCCGCCTTCGATCCGGCTGATTGAGGATCTGTCCTTGTACCCGGCAGCTCGTGCCAGTTCCAGCTGCGACATGTGACGCTCTTCGCGCAGGCGTTTGATGTTCTCACCGATTGTCATGCTTACCCCTCCTTCTGGTGTGAGTTATTCTAACACGAGTGTGAAAAAAATGCAACAAAATTTTCAATTTTCTATTGACAGGAACATCATGCGGTGGTAATATGACGAAGGTGAGAATTTCTCACACAAACAACTGAAAAGGAGGGTAGCAGATGACCAATACCGAACTGCTGGAGCAGTACATCAGGGACAGCGGCCTGAAGAAGGCAAAGCTCGCCGATGCGCTTGGCTTAACGTACGCCGGTTTTGCCAAGAAGGTGAGCGGACAGACGGAGTTCAAGGCGTCGGAGATCAGCATCCTGAGCACGATGCTCGGGATCAGCAACGGGGAAGACCGTGATCGGGTTTTTTTTGCCCAAATGTGTGATTAAAAATCACGCAAATACCAAAGGAGGGCACATCATGACCATCGATGAGATCAGGGCGAGCGACAAGGCGTTCCTGACGCCGCAGGACATCTCCCGCGCCCTGGGGAGTGATCCGCAGACCATCCGGCTGACGGCCAAGTTGCATCCGGAGCGGATCGGCTACCCGTTCACCTTCGTGGGCACCCGGATGAAAATCCCCCGCGTGGGATTCCTGCGCTGGTACGATAACTAAGGAGGACGACATGAAGAAAGACTATGCCTGGTGGGTGGAGGAGCTCTACTGGTGCGCACCCATCAAACCGCGCCCCAGCTGGTGGGGGCACGCCCGGTACCTGGCCCGCAAGCTGAAGTGGGCGCTGATCCGCTGGGCCATCGTGCCCAACGCGGAGGGCACCATCCAGGTGGGCTACCGCACGCACAAGGTCGAGGGGTGGATCTTCTGATGGACAATCCTGTGAAAGGCATCCGCATCGTGCTGCCGGAGCGCGAGGAGGAGATCTACACAAAGATCACCCGCGTGGAGACGGCCACCGTGCCGGCGCCGGAGATCACCCCGAAGCAATGCCAGGACAAATTGACGCTGCTGATCCACATGTGCCGGAAAGCGCAGGAGGGCGGCTATCAGCTCTGCGAGGACTGCGAAAGCCCCTGCGAATGGGGGCGCGAATACCTCCGGCGGATGAAGCGCAGCACAGCCTGGCACAGGCCGAAGGAGAAGCTCCCGAAGCCGGAAGCAAGCAGGCGCCCCAGGGGGCTGCCGCGCGGAACGTGCACGATCCCATTCTTCGGGCCCTGGATCGCCGTGGTGCTGCGCAACCGGGGGCTGAATCAGCATTGGCTGGCGGCAGCGATCGGCTATTCCTACGACACGGTCTATCACGCCTGCAGCCTGGCAGACCGGTGGAGCAGGGACTTTGAAACCAAAACCATGGACGCGCTCGGGATGAGCGAAGAGACAGCGGTCAGGCTCGCCGCAGAGTGGGCCTGGCATGAAATGGGGGTGAGCGTTTGAGCTACTGCGGAATGGACGCTGTGGCGGTCAATGAGTGGTGGGAGCTGTTCGGCTCCGATCCGGATTCCACGCTGACGCATGAGGAAGTGCTGTGCTACGTCTGGGATTATGACTGGCAATACGAAATCATGGCCGACTTCCTCGGCGTGAACGAAAAGAACCTCGACCACATGGCCGTGGACGAGCTGTGGGAGAGCCGCATCCCGGACAGGTTCAAGGCCGGGATGACGATGCGGTGGATCCTGAAGCATAAGGCCGATCATTACAAGGCATGGAAGGAAAGTGGAGGCTATGGCCCAGAGGACGCCCTTGAGCGGTAAGGAATACGGCGCCATGCAGACTGTCTTCGGGATCGTGAGCACGTTCAGCGCAGCGCTGGAGCGCCTGCACAAGCGAGCGCTGCAGGCCGGGGACGGCACCTGGCGCGACCTCCGCCTGATCGAGACAAAGGCTGCCAGCGTGACCGACCGGCTGCTGGCGACAGTACCATACAACAAGCTCCAGCAGATCAAAACAGATCTCGGTAATACGCGCTGCTATATCAAGGTGGAGCCCAGCTGGGCGCCGGGCACGGTGCAGCCATACTGCTGCGTGCCCACCAAGGCGTTGAACGAGCTGCTGAGCCACCTGCTCGGAAGTGAGTGCCTGTTCTGCAGCAAAACCGCGAAGGAGGCGCGGCATTGCCCATACCGGCAGCTGATCGAGCAGACACTCCCCCACGAGGTGCCGGGGAACGACAGCCAGGACTGCAAGTACGCCGGTATCGCCCTCGGCCTGGACAGCGTGGACGAAAAATAGGCCGGCGATGTAGCAGCATCACCGGCCCGGATGAGAGAGAACCAAAGACAGTATAACACAAAGCAAAGGAGGACGCAATGAACATAACCAGAGGCCCGATCCACAGCGCGCTGCGGGTCGGAATTTACGGCACCGAAGGCGTGGGAAAGACCACCTTCGCCAGCCGCTTCCCCGGCGCCGTCTTCATCGACACCGAGGGAAGCACCCGTACCATGGACGTGGCGCGCTTTGATCCGCCGGCGAGCCTGAACGCCGTGCACGAGCAGCTGACATGGGTGCTGGGGCACCCGGATCATGTCGGCACCGTGGTCATCGATACGGTGGACTGGCTGGAGCGCCTGATCTTCAAGGCCGTTTGCGAGGAGAAGCATATCGAGAACATCGAGGACATCGGCTACGGCAAAGGCTACGTTTTCGCCAAGCAAAAGATGCAGGGCCTGCTCGACGTCCTGGACATCATTATCGAGCGCGGCGTCAACGTGGTGCTGGTGTGCCACAGCATCGTGCGCAAGTTCGAGCTGCCGGATGAGATGGGATCCTACGACCGCTACACCCTGAAGCTGAACGAGAAGAACATCGCGCCGCTGATCAAGGAATGGGTGGACATGCTGCTCTTCGTCAATTACAAGACCGATATCATCACCGACAGCGACGGGAAGACGAAGAAGGGCCGCGGCGGCCAGAAGCGCGTGATGTACGCCAACCACAGCGCGTGCTGGGACGCGAAGAACCGCTTCGGGCTCCCGGACGAAATGCCGTTCGACTTCGCGGAGATCGCGCACCTGTTCGGCGAGGCGGAGCCGGTGCAGGCGGTAGAGATCCCGCCGGAGCCGAAGCCGGTGAAGCCCGCGAAGGCCGCGACCGTGAAGAAGACGGCGAAAGTGCCGGAGCCCAGCGCGCCTGAGCGCCCGGACAGCCTGCGCAGCGACAACCCGGACAAGGACAGGCTGCTGGAGCAGCTGTGGCAGCTGATGATGCGCGACCGGATGCCGGATCCCGCGCTGATCCAGGGCGTGGTCGCCGAGAAGGGCTACTACGACCTCAGCACCCAGATCCCGGACTATGAGACCGATTTTATCGAGGGCGTGCTGATCGACGCTTGGGAGAGCGTCAACCGCGCCTGCCAGACCAAACTGCATGACCTGCCGTTTTAAGGAGGATTGAATCATGGCGGACGAACGCATCATTGACTGGGACGATCAGATCACGAACGACGGCGAATACTCGGGCGAAGAAAGCGTCATCCTGCCCGAGGGAAACTATCCCTTTGAGGTGATCAAGACGGAGCAGAGCTGGTACAACGGCAGCGCCAAGATCCCGGCCTGCAACATGGCCAAGGTCTTCCTGCGCGTGGACGGCGGAAGCCTGGGCAAGGCGCTCTGCGTGGAAAACATCTATCTCATCGAACGCCTCGAATGGAAGGCCGCCGCCTTCCTCCGCTCCATCGGGCTGAAAAAGCACGGCGAGCCCACGAAGTGGCGCCAGCTGGTGCATTGCGACGGCGAGACCGGCCGCTGCCGGGTGTACGTCGAGGAGTACACCGGGAAGGACGGCACCACGAAGCAGTCCAATCGCGTGAAAAATTTCTTCGATAAGGAAGAGGCCGTGGCGAAGAAGGCGTTCACGAAGGGGGCGTTCTGATGGACGCCGGCGAGGCCCGGGAGCTGCTGCGTGCGATCCCCTGCGCGGGCCTGAGCTATCAGGAATGGACAAACGTAGGCGCGGCCCTCCACAAGGAGGGCCTGCCCTGCAGCCTGTGGGATGAATGGAGCGCCACCGACGGCGCGCGCTACCATCCCGGCGAGTGCGAACGCAAATGGAACACCTTCGGGCATTACACCGGCACAGAGGTCTCCATGGGCACGATCTACCACATGGCCCAGGAATACGGCTGGACGCCCAGCCTGAAAACCTACGGCTGGGACGACTGGATCACCAGCGACGGCATCGACACAAGCGGCTGGCACAAGGACGACACCGTGCTGCAGCTGCCGCCTCCGGCGGACAATTACAGCGCGCTGAAGGATGTGACCGACTATCTTTCCGCGCTGTTCGACCCGGAGGACAAGGTGTGCTACGTGACCACCTCCATGCAGGACGATGACGGCAAGCTGAAGCCATACGGCGGCGTTTACTCCCGCACATGCGGCGAGCTGCTGGACAACCTCCGCAAGCACCCGGACAGCCTGACCGATACCTTCGGCAGCTACAACCCCGCCGCCGGCGCGTGGATCTGCTTCAACCCCGTGGACGGAACCGGGCGGAACAACCGGAACATCACCGCGCACCGCTACGCGCTGGTGGAGAGCGACAGCCAGGATCTCGACACCCAGTACGCGCTGCTGCAGGATCTCCGCCTCCCGATCCGGGTGCTGGTGCACTCCGGCGGCAAGAGCCTGCACGCCATCGTGCGCATCGACGCGGTGGACTACAAACAATACCAGGAGCGCGTGGATTACCTGTACACGATCTGCCGCAAGCACGGCCTGCAGGTGGACACCCAGGACAAGAACCCCTCGCGCCTCTCCCGCCTGCCCGGCTTCCAGCGCGGCGAAAAACGGCAGTACATTGTCGGCCGTGACATGGGCTGCAGCGACTGGGTGGAGTGGCAGCACTACATCGAAGACGAGCTGGTGGAGCCCCTGACCGTGGTCAACCTGGGGGAGATCTGGGACAGGATGCCGCCGCTGAAGCCCGAGCTGATCGAGGGCGTGCTGCGGCTGGGGCACAAGATGCTGCTGGTCTCCAGTAGCAAGGCCGGGAAGACCTTCGCCCTGATCGAGCTGGCCATCGCCATCGCGGAAGGCCGGAGGTGGATGGACTTCTTCCGCTGCAGGCAGGGCCGGGTGCTGTACCTGAACATGGAACTGGACGAGGCGAGCTTCGACGACCGGATGAAGCGCGTTTACCAGGCACTCGAAATCCCGAACATTCACCCGGAAAATATCGACATCGTTCACCTCCGGGGCATGATCGAGAAACTCGACAAATTGGTGCCGCAGATCACCCGCACGCTGAAAACGCAGAAATACGCGGCGGTGATCCTGGATCCGATCTACAAGCTGGGCATTGGCGATGAAAACGCCGCCGAACAGGTGACTGCGTTCTGCAACGCCATTGACCGTGTAGCGAACAATGACGTCAGCGTCATCTACGCGCACCATCACTCGAAGGGGCAGCAGGGAAGCAAGGCCAGCATGGACAGAGCCTCCGGCTCCGGGGTCTTCGCCCGGGACGCCGACGCGCTGCTGGACATGATCGAGCTGCGGATCCCGCAGGAGAGCGCAGACGAAGCCCGGGAAGAGTTCGGCGAAAAGGCGACCGCCTGGCGCCTGGAAGCCACCCTCCGCGAGTTCCAGCGCATCGACCCGGTGAACCTGTTCTTCGCCTATCCCCTGCACCAGATCGACGCCTCCGGCCTGCTGGAGAATGCGAACCTCGAGGAAAACGAGCGCAGCATGGAAAACGGACGGGAGCAGGGCAACCTGGCGAAGGCCGCCAAGAAGGCAGACATGAAAGCGAGGCTGTACGAACTGATGACCCGCGATGAAGAGTTCGCCGGAAAACGGAAAACGTACAGAGAATACGCCGAGGAGCTGGGGGTGTCAGAAAAGACGATCAAACGTTATGTTTACGAGATGAAAGAGGGGGCATAAAAAAGGGACAAAAAGGGACATTCCAGTTTATATAAGTAAATGTCCTGTCCATAACAGAATGTCCCTGTGGTACAGGGAACGGCGCTTAAAGCGCGCGCCGTCCACCTGACCACACAGGAGACATTGAAAGGAGTGACCCTGATGAAAATCGACCTGCACCTGATCCCGCCGACGGCCACCAGCCAGGAGAACAAAACAGCGGTCGTGAACGGCCGGATCATGCACTACAAGAGCAGAGGCGCGAAGCAGACCTTCGCCACCCTGACTGCAGCGCTCGCACCCTTCCGCCCGGATCAGCCCCTCGACGGCCCGATCCGCCTGGTGACGCTGTGGCGATTCCCCCGCGGGAAAAGCCACAGGGATGGCGAGTGGCGGATCAGCAGACCGGACACCGATAACCTCCAGAAGGCCCTGAAGGACGTGATGACCCGCCTGGGCTACTGGACGGACGACAGCCGGGTGTGCTGTGAGCTGGTGAGCAAGATCTGGAGCGATGACCCGGGCATCGAGATCACCTGCGAACCGATCAGGAGCGCGCGCTATGGAGAGAGCTGAACCGGAGATCCTCTGCATCGACTACTGGCCACCGGAGCAGCTGACGCCCGCCAAGCTGCGGGCCTATCAGGCACTGATCCGGGAGCGCCAGATCACCAAGCCGCGCGTCATCTACTGCAAGTCGGCCCGCTCCACCACCGTGGAATACCTGGCCGCCATCCCGCATGAATGGGTGCTGCAGGAGCTGGCGCAAAGAGTGAACCAATGACCACCGCCAGATCGGCGGGAAGATCTATCAGCCCGGATTAAGGCCGACAGAGAGCGGCGATCCGGGGAGACGAAGGAGGAAAAGATGAGACTGATAGATGCGGACGCGCTGTTAGAGGAACTGCCAGTACATCCAGATGGCGGTATGAGATCAGTCAAGGACGAATGCCTGATGATTCGGGTAAGACAAACCGTGCGGAATGCACCGACCATCGGCGGCTGGATCAGCGTTAAAGACATGTTGCCGGAAACAAATGATGAGGTGTTGACAACGTATTTATACGATGACAAACCGAACAAGCGGTACGTTGAAGCGGCAAGCTATTTTGATGACGGCGATGGTGAAGGACATTGGTGCTCTATATGGGATGAGTACAGAATTAGGCGTGTACGGAAAACAACAATAGCGTGGATGCCGATGCCAAAGCCGTATAAGCCATCGAAGGAGGATTAACTGGAATGCCAAGACTGATTGATGGAGACGCGCTGTGCCGGGTGCTGAATGACCATTGGCTTGCTACAAGCCCGTCAGATAGAGATACGCCAGAGGTTGCGGCTGAGAGAGCCGCCATGTGCAGAGGGCTGGATGACGCGATGCGGATCGTGGAGCAGATGCCGACCATCGGCGGCTGGATCAGCGTCAAGGACAGACTGCCGGAGGAGAACGGGCAGTATCTTGTGCTCTTAAACCAAACGCATCTGATAGAGGTGTCGTTCGCAAAAAAACTTGAGGAAGTAGACCGTGACGAGTTCAAGGGCAGAGACGAACCGGGGTGGTTTGAGTGGGATACATTATGGTGCGAGTTCTACGAAGTCACAGGAGTCACCCATTGGATGCCGATTCCTGGACTGCCGGAGGAGGTGAGCGGGGATGAGTGACCTTTGCCGTGATATGAAACAGATCCTCGTCAGGGAAGTTGTTGTCGGGAAAAAGTGCGATGTGTGCTTCACGGACATCCCGCCAAAGCACCCTTATTACAAAATCACAACGCACCACAGCGACTGGGGGAATGACAGTGTGGACAGCTATGAGCATCATGACGCATGCTGCCCAGAGTGCGCGATGAAATTTGCACAAGAGTATCTGGATGACAGCTGGAGCGGGAACAATTCGCAGACAATAGAGATTGAGCATTGTAACGGATGGTACTTGACGAATGAGGTGATCTGGGATGGTTGAAAAGTATTTCGCTCTCAAATACTACGGTGGAATTGCATTCTTCGTTTTGATGGCGATATCGGCGGCAGCATGGCTGATCATAATCTGGCGGAACAACAGGAGGTGAGCGTGGATGCCTGACAGGGAGAAGACAATCAAGGGGCTGGCTGATATCTCCGAGTATGTACGGGCAAAAGCAGACATCGCGGGAATCGGAAAGGGAAAAGAAGTGTTCGACAGCTATTACCGGGCGGCGGAAGACGCTATCGCTCTGCTGAAAGATCAGGAAGCTGTTAAACCAACTTGGAGTCACGATAGACCATTTTGTGGCGCGTGTGGTTTGCGGATTCGTGGTGGTAAGTTTTGTTGCGAGTGCGGCAAACCTATTTTGTGGGGAGGAAGGTGAAGTGGGATGAGTGACAGCGGCAAGGTGGAGTTCACCGACCGTGAAACGGTGATCGCTGAGGTTTCACGGGCATCTGGTGTGCTGATGACGCTCTATTCCATCCTTGAGGACAGGATGGCTAACGAACACGTTGAGTGGGACGGAGCGCAACTGAACAAGCTGATGGGCGATACGCTGGACGGGCTGAACCGGATAGCGGACTATCACAGGGAGTGGTGAAGGAAGATGCTGATCGAGTACGACATCGAGGGAAACAAAATCGACAAGGTACAGATAGCCATTGATATGCTCCGGGCGCTGGAACCGGAGGATGGGTATTACGTGGCGTTCAGCGGTGGGAAGGACAGCCAATGCGTGGCTGAACTGTGCCGCATGGCGGGGGTAAAGCACGAACTGCACTACTCCTTGACCACGGTTGACCCGCCCGAACTGGTGCAGTTTATCAAAGAACAGTACCCGGAGGCGTGGGAGAACCAGCACGTGGAATACTGGCCCGATACGGGAGAGGCGATCACGATGTGGAACCTGATCCCCCGCAAACGGATGCCGCCTACACGGGTTGCGAGATATTGCTGTGATGTCCTCAATGAGACGGGCGGTTCCGGGCGAGTGACCGTCACGGGCGTTCGGTGGGCCGAGAGCGTCAGCCGCAGGGCGAACCAGGGCGCGGTCACGATCACGGGCGTTGGCAAGAAGGATGCCAAGAAACTGGAGAATAT